AATCCTATACAACCTTCCGGAAGTTGCTGTACTTCTTTGCCTTCATAAGTCCATGGAGTCGTCATCTAATAGTTTATTGATTTTTATCGCAATGTCAACACTTAATTTTTTACCTGTGGTGTCAACTGGTGTTGGTACAAGCTGTCTCATACCTGGTGGGTCTCCTTGCCGGCGCTTGTATATTTTTTCGCCAACTCTTTCGTAAATATAATCTTGCTTATTATTAAGCGTCAACTATCTCCACCTCAGTATTATAAGTTGTAAATCCGTTTTCCTTTACAACCTGTAATACACTGTTTACCCGTCCAACAAGTTCGTCGCGATGCGAGATAAGCAGGATATTTTTATCACGCTCTCTCTCCATTTTTTTAAGTACACCTAACGCACTTTCAACTCCGATAGTATCCATGCCGCTATCAACAAGTTCGTCAATACAAACCAAGTTAATAGGATGATTCATACTTTCAAATACATCACGAAATGCCCAACTAAGTCCTAGTATAAGTCTGTTGCGCTCACCACGTGATAAGTTATCAAAGTCTAAGTCTTGTCCAAGTTGGACAATACTAACTGTTAAGTCACTTTGGAATTGCACTTCGTGTGGCAACCCAAGTTTAGTAATGTAATACTCTAAACGATTGTTAAGGAATTGTAGGTTCTGTTCAATAATCTTTTTGCGAATAAAACTATCTTTGTTTGTTAATAGTTTTAGCAAAAATTCCTGATGATCTTTTAACTCTGTAAGTCTGTTAACTTCTTCCCACTGTACTTCTTGTAGTCCAGTTTCTTTGAGTGTTTTAATTTGATCAACATATGGATTCTCTTCTACTTTTTTAGACTCTAAAGTAGTGTTGTTTGAATCTATTTTACTTTGATGCTCATATGCTTCTTTGATTGTATTATAATGCAAAGAAGGAGCCGCCCCAAGTCCCCCTAATTCGTTTAATGCTTCTCTATATTCATTTATCTGATCAGTGTCAGAAGTAATGTGTCTTACTGACTCTTCTACTAATTCTGTCTTTTGTGCTACAATCTTTTCGTGTTGATCATCATGTAGCTCTTGTCCACATGCATAACATTTGTGTTGCAGCGTAGTATCTAAGTCTTTTTGTGCTTTATCTAAACGCTTTTGTTCACGCTCGATGCCAGTAGTAAGTTTAGCAATCTCGCTGTTTAACACATCTATTTGTGTACGCTTATTGTTAAATTCTTCAAACTCAGCATGTGCTTTAAGTTCTTTTTCAATGTCAACTGAATTTAAGTTTACATTTTCACGTTCTAAATATTCAATATCTGATTGTAGTTTTTCCTGCCAAGTACGCTCACGCCGCTCCAAGTCAGAAATACTTTTTTCAATACGTTGATTTGCTTCTTCAATACCTTTAATACGATATGTTTCTTCTTGAATACTATCTTTACTATACTTTACAAGCTCTTTTAAAATATCAGCTTTTTCACTAAGTTGTGTAATACCTAGTAATTGTTCAATCATTTCACGCTGATCATTTGCTCGCATGCTCAAGAAAGGTTCAGTATAAGTGTTCAGTGCCACAACATGCTTAAACATTGTGTGGCTCATCCCTAATACTTTTTCGATAGCATGTTGGCTAAGTTTACCTTCTCCCTGCATTTCGTCAGTAATATCATCAGAACTGTCAATATTATTAACCATGTATTTGAAAACATTTGGTTTGCGTCCTCGCTCAATACGATACTCCATACCATCTTTTTCAAACTCAACAGTAACTAACATCTGTTTATTGTTAGTTTTATTGATTAGATTATCTTTTTTAATGTTATATAATGCATTACCAAACAATGCAAAGCTCAGTGCATTAACAATAGTAGTTTTACCTGTACCATTACGTGAACCATCGCCACCCAAATCAATATTGTTACCCAACACAAGTGTGAGCCCATGATTATCAAAGTGTACAGCCTGTGTTACATTGCCAACACTCATAAAGTTTTTAACAGATATATTTTTTATTTTCAGCATATTAATTTAAACCATTATAGATGGAGATAAGAACTTCATTTTTGACAACCTCGCTGTCAATAGTAGTAAGTTGATTAAGTACAATTTGATCTACATTTTCTACTTCTATCTCTGCACCCTTACTCCAGTCTTGTGCGTGTTCTTCTTTTTTACTAGGCAACAAACTTATCTCTCTCAAATCATATTGCTTTAAGAAAGTTTCCTTGATAAAATTTGCCTCTTCGTAAGTAATACCTACATCAAGGGTAATCCTACAGTGTGTTTTATTCGACAATACTTCTTCAGGATTGTCAATCAATTTAGATAAATTTAGTGTTCTATACTTTGGAGCATCTGGCCAATTTACAAACTCAGGCTCTTGTCCCCATTTCAAAAATGTAATACCACGATCGTCATCCCATGCATCAGCATAGTTGTGTGGAAAACAATTTCCTGGATAAATGATATTTCCGCGAGTTTGTCTTTTATGAAAGTGTCCACTAAAAACTTTTTCAGCTTTACGCAAATCGTCTGGCTTTAATCCATGTCCATGATCTGGCATTTGTACCATCGCATTCATAAAGAAGTGTGGTAGCTCAAAATGTCCAAATATATATTTGACATTGAGTTCTTTTAATTTTTTATGTTCATCTTCTACAAGCCATGGAACAAATGCACAATCATCTTCAACTAACATTCCATCATTAATCATTCTAATGTTAGGATATTTGTCAACCATTGGAACACTGTGTATTTCTCGCTTTTCTCGATAATACAAATCATGGTTTCCTGTAATCATAATAACTTCATCAAATGAGTCATTTAATCGTTGTAAATTACTGGTTGTATAATTTAGTGTACTAACATTGATGCTGGCACGGTTATGATGCCAATCACCTAAAAAGAGACATTTTTTAATGTTTCTTTTCTTTGCTTCTTCTATCATCCAAATGATAAATTCTTCACAATCAATGTTGTGAATTCGTGAGTTATTTTTCATACCGAAATGAATATCGGTAAAGATTACTGCTTCATCAAATAACATGTTTTAACTATGTGTCCTTGGTATCTTCTTCAGTTTCAGGGGGTTTTTCAGATTTTAAACGCTCTTCCCATTCAGCATTAAATGTACGGGTAAAGCTAGGGTTTAATCCGCCTTCTTCCAACAAATCATCTCTAATGTTCTGTCCTCTTTTTTCTAGATTGAGAACTCTAGTAAAGCTGTTGTTTATAGCGGCAGTATAATATGCAAATGGATTTTGCGACTTAACTTCGTTAAATTGTAAACCAATTTGTGTTAATTGTAACAATGCTTGTCCACGCATTTCATCTACATATGTGTAACCTCGCCAGTTACTTTTCATGCTATACCTATGGCATAACATCATATACATTCTTGCCAAACGATCATTTGTAGTACCATGTGATACACTAAAATGTCCGTTACCAAGTCCACCTTCCCAATGACTACGTGCTACTTCTTTCCATTCGTCCTTTACTTTAGCAATATGCTTAAAGGGAGGAAAGTTGCACTTAGCATGTCTGTCTGCTTCTGTCTTTGGATTAGTTTTTCTTTGCTCTTCTGGAACATGATCAAATGTCATAATCCTAATTACAATTTCTTCATCAAGTATTGTTGCGGGATCAACAACAAAATCAGCACCTCTAGGTTTGGTTTTACGCTCAAGTTCTCCACGTTCCCATTTTTTAACCTGTTCTTCATGTGCTAATTTTTGCATTCTAGATGCACGATTTTGCTTTGCCTCTGCAATATGCTCGTCAGTTATCTCCTGATCCTCTTCCAAAATTAGGTCGAAGTAGTGATATTTGTCGTCCATTACATAACAATAGCTCATTTTGCTGTTGTGTATCTCTTTTAATAACTCTTTATTAGATAGATAGTGATTTCTTGCCATAGATTAGTCCTCTGATTAAACTTAATCTAACACTATTTTGTTAACGTGTCAACCGGTATTTTTCCAGGCTAAATACCTATAGGAGAAAAGTCATGCGTATTGATGAAGTAATATTAACAGAAGCAAAAGCAAATCGAGTTATAGCAATTATGCCAGGTGGATTTCATCCGTTTCATCCTGGGCATAAGAGTCTATATGATTGGGCGTCTAAAACGTTTGGGCAAAGCAACGTATATGTTGCGGCAACATCAGACGTTAGTACGAGACCATTCCCTTTTGATATTAAAAAGCAATTAGCATCAATGGCAGGCGTTCCAGCTGAAAGATTTATACAAGTCAAATCACCATTCAACATGCGTTCTTATGCAGATATTTTAGATAGTAATACTGCACTAGTATTTGTACGCAGTGTGAAAGACAAGGGCGAAGCGCCTATGCCAGACCAAACTAAAAAGAATGGTGAGCCAGGCTACTTACGCACTTACACAGGAAAAAATACACGAACATCAGACGAGATGGGTTATATGGCATACGGTCCAACTATCAACTTTAACTTTGGTGGCATGAGTATAAAAAGCGCAAGTGAACTAAGAGCCGCATGGCCTAACATGGGTGAAGAAGAAAAATTAAAAGCTGCACAATTAATGTACGGCAATGGTGCACCAAAAGCAGTACAGCTATTGGATCAAGCACTAGGCAATGGGGGACAGGAATAAATGAGCGGTGGTATTAACACAAGCCAAAGAACCACGTTAAGAACAAAAGGTTCAAGTTTCAACTATGATGGAATATTATCTCCTCTCAATTTAGATCGAGGAGTTGTGTTCCCTTATACACCTGTGATTAACATTGGACACTCGGCAAACTTTGGACAATATGATATCACACACGGAATTTACCAGCCAAATTTTTATGTAAATACTCCTAACCCACAGATAGATATGACATGTACATTTACTGCTCAGGATATAACAGAAGCAGAACACACAGTAGCATGCTTACATTTTTTTAAAGCGGTAACAAAAGGTGATTTTGGAGAAGCATCCAGAGCCACTACAGCAGGCACACCGCCTCCAGTACTTCTCTTTAGCACATATGGTAGTGCAACAGCGCAAAACGTTCCTGTTGTTTTGCGTTCATTTAACTATACATTGCCAGATGATTTTGATTATGTTACTGTTGAGACTGCCGCAGGACCACAAACTATACCAACACAAATGATGGTTGCAATTAGTTTAATTCCACAATACGCACCGACAAAAGTTAGAAAAAACTTCAACATACAAGATTATAGAAGTGGCAGAGCTGGAGGATTTATGTAATGAAATTTAGATCAGATAGCATGTATAGGAATACAAAGGTTGTTAACAGTAAATATTTGGATATCATGGATCCAATTATTGATAATGTTGCATCTTTTCCAACTCGCTCATTAAAAATTACAGCTAAACAAGATAGGCGCCCAGATATATTAGCACATGAACTTTATGGAAACGCCAAACTATGGTGGGTATTTGCAGAGTTCAATCCAGATTCTCTGAACGATCCTATTGTAGATTTTACTGCCGGAAAAACTATCATAGTACCAACAAGGTTCTCATAAAATGGCACAAGGCGACAGACGACGACAGGCTCCAAGGAGCGTAAGAAATAATAATCCAGGAAACATCAGAAATAATCCTAACTTTACATGGCAAGGACAAACTGGCGTAGACTCTGGCGGCTTTGCTGTCTTTGATACACCAGAAAACGGCTCAAGAGCTATGGCTAGGTTATTACAAAATTACCAAGGCGATGGTACTGATGCAAACACAGTTAATAAAATTATTCATCGCTGGGCACCTCCTAACGAAAATGACACAGGGCGTTATGCACAAGAAGTAGCAGATGCGATGGGCGTTGGTGTTAATCAACCAGTTGACTTATCTAGAAATCCAGAATTACAAGCTAAAATGATGGACTATATGACTCAAAAAGAAGGTGGGGCTAGAGCGCAAAGTTATTTTGAAGATAGCCACGCTGTTGGTATTGGGATGCAAAACGGAACAGTTACGTCAGCAGAAGCGATTGCACAAGCAAACGCACAACGAGTACCAACTTCTCCTAGACCAGAAATGTCAGATGGTGACAGAGAAAGAATAGCACAAATTGATGAAGCAATAGAAAACAATTTGATTTATCAAAATGCACAAAGAGAATTAGCAGCAGACCAAGCAGCTTTTGATGAAGAGTTCGGAGCAACACATAATCCAGATGGCACTGCTAAAGTTGCAGGAGTAGATGATTTAGACTTTGGTAGACCAACTGGAGACGAAGAAGGCGATCCTTATAACTTTCAAGGTGCAGCATCATCAGTAGCAATATTAGAAGCAGAAAAGAAACAAATACAAGACAGACTTGCCGCAGAGCAAGCGGCATGGGATGAACAAAATGCTGGTGCAGGAGATGCAGACGATGAGGTTGAAGAAACCATTGGAGCAGAGGATCCTGATTTAGCAGACGAATTTACCGATCAATTTAATGCAGGTGCCGAAGACGCAATCGTGGAAGGACCTGATCCTGTTGAGCGTTCATATTCAGATGTAGTAGTTGAAAATTGGATGACTCAAAATGATCTAACAACATACAAATGGACATTTTATCTTGTTAAGTCAAATATTTGGAATCAACCAACAGTATTAGAAAATGACGACAGTGTAACTAGACAAGGTGATGCAGTTGTAATAGCTGAAAGCGGTGTTGAGACTGCCTTTGCTATTGAAAATATGTTAATGCTGAGTAAACTTGTTGGTGGTACAGGTGCAGTTGGAACATTCCAATTTGACTTGTATGAGCCATATGGATTTACATTTATGGATCGGTTAGTAAAACTACAACCAAATTTTTATGGACAAATGGGATTGCAAAGTGCATTATTTGTTCTTAAATTGGAATTTTTAGGAAGAGATCCTGACACTGGTGTAGAAGTAAAATGGCCAGGAAAGAGTTTTTTCTATCCTTGTACAATACGAGAAATGAAAGGCAATGTTGATGCTAGCGGTAGTAGATATAATATTGTGGCTTTCAATACAAAACAAAGTGCAGAAGCTAATGTTACAGTTGTAACTGATATTAAGTATACAGATGTTGGTAATGTAGAGAGTTTAGCATCCTCATTACAGACAGCATTAAATGAACATGAAAACGATATTAGGAATGGTGGTAGAGATCCTGCAGATATCCCACCAAATGCCACTGCTCAACCTATTAAGCAATGGGAAATTATATTTGCGCCAAGTGCAACAGGACAAGAGTTTAATTTACCCAAAGCCGCATTCAGTAGTACTGAAGATCAAGCTATGGCTGCAATGCTCAGTGCAAGTAATGAAGATCCAAATCTAAGAGATGGTACTGTTGGTAATAATACAAATATGAAAGTATTTTTGGAAAGATTAATAACAGCTAACGTTCCTGAGTTTGCACGTTTTGCAGCAGAGCATCGTGAACAAGGATACAGAGTTCCATATATACATGTTGACACAAACACAGTAGTTGGTGATGGTGTAGACCCAGCAACAAATAATAGACAAGCAACAGAACAATTAATTGTTGAGATTAAATGGACTTATACTAATATTAATAATGATCCGGAAATTGCCAGACAACAAGCCACAAATCCAACATTCCAAAATGGAAGATTTGATGACTTGCCAATTAGCAAAGTGTATAGATACCTGTACAGCGGAGAGAACACACAGCTAGTTAATTTTGACTTGACATTTGATACATATTTCTTTAATGTTAGAGATCCAGGACTAGCTAATACATATGCAGAACCATCTGGAGTTGTTCACCCTGGTGCAGGAGTAGTAAGTAATAATACATCAGCACCAAGAGATATTGTTAATAGTGGACCTATCGGACAAGTTAGAGTTGGTAGATTTTTAAGCGACATTAAAGTTGATCAAGATGACATGGCGATACAAATACCAAGTTATGGCTTTGCTGCTTTAGGTAGTGCAGCACAACAAGTGTCAGACATTAAAAATGGAAATGTTGATACAGTGGATGCGGTTCGTGATGCGGCACTTGTTGGCAGAGACATGGATTTTATGACTGCTAGTTTTGAAATAGTTGGCGATCCATTTTGGATGGGTGCGCCGGGTGCAGTTATAGCAGGAGATCAAGACTTGCTAATTGAATATGCAGATGCAGATACAATGATTGTTTTCATTAATTACCTAGGTAAAGAAGAAATGTATGAAGCTGGATATTCAGGCAAAGCAGATATGGATCTTGTTAGTAGCGGAGTATATAGAATTACAGATATTGAAAGTAAATTTAGTCAAGGACAATTTACACAAATCCTAAAAGGATATAAAGATACAAGAACAACACCAAGTATTGTTAAAAACAAACTGGAGAATATTGGATGAGCGGTTATAGAAACACTAACATAAACAACATGCCAGGCAGAGTACAGCAGGGCGGTAGAGATGGTGTGAATACCATTGCTGGAGTGTATCCAGCAGTTGTTGTAAAAAATAATGATAGTACGATGATGGGTAGAATTGAAGTTCGTATACCAGAATTTGGAAACCCAACATCAAAAGCAACACGTATGATATCATTAGTTTCTCCAATGGCTGGTATTAATAATTTACCAAATGTTGAAGATGATTATAAAACTGATTCAGGTACCGCTAGTAGTTACGGTATGTGGCCACAACCTCCAGCAGTTGGTACAGAAGTATTAGTAGGATTTAGTAGTAGCCGAGAGGAAGGCTTTTATTTAGGCTCGTTTATGAGCAAAGACAGAAATAGCATGATGGGCGGACATGCAAGTACTGAAGCATATGATCCAGATACTGGAGAATCAAGTTTTGGTCCAACACTAGAAAAAAACCCAAATGACGGACAGGACTCAACTACTAGACCTATGAATAGCTTTAATGATGCAAAGTTAAAGCAACAAGGACTTGCAGGAGATCTTGTACGTGGACACAGTCAAAGTACAGCTAGGAGAGAATCTCCAAGTAAAGTTTTTGGTATGACTACAGCAGGCGGACATGTATTAACAATGGATGATGGCGCCGCTGATGGTAGCGGAAGTCAAAATATTAGAATCAAGACTATGAGCGGAGCTCAGATACTAATGGATGATACTAATGATTTTATTTTTGTTTCCAATAGCACAGGCAGTGCATATATTGAAATTGACAGTGAAGGAAATATTGACATGTATAGTGCTAAAAATGTAAGTGTACATGCAGAAGAAGATATAAACTTCCACTCAAAACAAAATATTAACATGCAAGCAGACCAAGGAGTTAATATCAAAAGCACAGGTGCAGAAGGTATAAAAATGGAAGCAAGTGTTGGCGGCATACACCAAACAGCCAAAGATATATGGTCAGTAAAAGGACTTACATCAAACATCACAAGTAACCATCACAAAGAGACAGCAAGTAGGATTGACATGAATGGTCCTACAGCAACTATACCTACTGAAATTACAATGCAAAGTCAAGTAGCAAATAGAAATATCTTAGAGAGTGCAGCTAGTCGTGTTCCAGAACATCATCCTTGGCAAGGTGTAACTGCGGTACAAGAAAGATTTAAAACAGGTGAAGGAAATATTACATAATGGCTGACATTACTTTACCAAATAAACTTACCGATAAAGACTTAGTTGAATTTGAATTATTTACAGTAAAAAATTCAGAATACGTAAACAATCAGATCCCATTAAAAAATTTAGAGGCTAGTGAAGAATTATTAAACTTTATGCTTCGTCAAACACAGTGGCGAGGATACAGTTATGTGGTTCCTGGAACCACTACTACTCTTATTGGATACGGCACTAGTGAAAATTTAAATTCAATATCTGGATTAACAGAAAGCCAAGCATATAGTGATTGGATTTCTAAAGTAAAAAATAGTGAAAAAAAATTAAAAAGACAATTCCCTCTTGACAAACTAACACAATCACAGTATGATGGACTAGTGAGTTTATTCCACACTACTGGTAGTTTCACGAGTGTTGGCTCTGATGTTAGGAAGTTCCAAATTGGTAATTATATCAAACAAGAGGAATGGAATTATGTTGCCACTGCACTAATTAATAGTGGTACTAACAGAGCAAGGCGCCAAGCAGAAGCTAAGATTATTATGCTAGGCGACTATGGAATTTACAAAGATAGAAGTCTAATGAAAGAGGCAGGCATACAGGATATTAGACAACAATATCCAGACGGCTTTGCAACAACAGTATCTAAAAAACAAGCAGAAGTGGTATACTATGCTGAAACAGGATTGTTCCTACCACAATTAACTATGTCTAGAATGAGAGAATTAGTTAAGTTAAATAGCTAAACTAAAAGAAGGAACACCATGTTTTGCCCAGTGTCTTATTATTAAATGCAGATGCTCAACCACTAAGTTACATGCCTTTGAGCACCATTAGCTGGCAGTCAGCAGTAAAGGCAATATTCCAACAAAAAGCCAAAGTACTTGCAAACTACGAAAATAAATTTTTACGTAGCGCAAACTTTTCTATGCCACAGCCAAGCATTGTTATGCTACATGCATATCACAAGCATCCAACCAAAGCAAAATTTACAAGACGTAACTTGTATATTAGAGATAACTTCCAATGTCAGTATTGTGGAGACAAATTCCATTACGGCGATTTGACTATAGATCATGTTATACCTAAATCACGAGGCGGCAAGTTAACCTGGGAAAATAGTACCTCTGCATGTATGCCATGTAATGTTGCTAAAGGTAAACGTATGATTAATCCATTATCAAAACCTCACAAGCCAACTTGGCATGAAATTAACAATGCAGCAAGGAATTATAAGCTATCAATTCCAGATCCAGCTTGGCAGGACTACATTAACTGGCCAGAAGAGCTTTTATCTATAAATTTGCTTCCTGAATACACTTAAAGAAAAAACGTTGATTTTTCTAGATAAATATCTTTATGGACAAGATAATTGGATATACAACAGTAGATCAACTTAGAAGCGCAAAATACCTAACTGATATTGATCTGGCAAAGCAGGATCTAAAGAATCACTTTGGTATTCGTAAAGGTGAGAAGTGGACAAACCCAGAGTTTGGTAGCGACTTGCCTTTATATGTATTTGAACCACTAGACGATTCTACACTTGACTTAATTAACGATGATGTTAATCAAGTAGTAAGCTACGATCCTAGATTTGAACTAGCATCACAGCAAGCAATAGTAAATCGCGATCAACATACTGTTACAGTATTAGTTAAATTAATATACTTACCTACTACTACGCCAACTGATCTTGTACTTAAATTCGATGACGAATTTGGTGAAACAGTAGAGTTTTAACAATGGCACAAAAAATTAGACAAGCAAAATTATTCGCGGCTGAGGATTATACTACTGTATATGAATCATATGTACAGGCGGATTTAAAATCGTACGATTACGATACCATACGAACTGGTATGGTTGAATATATCAGAACAAATTATCCAGAAAATTATAACGATTGGGTTGAGAGTAGCGAATTTGTCGCACTACTTGATTTGATTGCACAGTTTGGACATAACTTAGCGTTCCGTGTAGACTTAAACAGTCGTAACAATTTCTTATCTACTGCAACCAAACAAGAGAGTGTCTTAAAGTTAGCTGACTTTTTAGCATACCAACCAAAACGAAATGTGCCAGCATTTGGTTTGCTAAAACTCGTAAGTGTAAAAACTAACGAAGCAGTTATTGGTAGTGATGGTTCGAGCTTAGGCGGTAAAGAAATCCGTTTTGAGAACACCAGCTCTCCTGATAACATTGATGACTTTACGGCTGTTATTAACAGTGTGTTTAATAAAAGTAATCCTTTTGGTAGCCCACAAAAACAGTCAATTATTGACGGCGTAATGACAGACTTTTATGCACTAAACAACACAAATGATCAGGTATACTTTTCATTTAGTGGTGCAGTTCAAGGCATTTCAAGCTCGTTCAACGCAGTTAGTGTTACAATAGAAAATGGACAGCTTGCAGAAAATTCACCAAATCCAAACGGATCATTTAACGTTGCATATAGAAATGATAACCTAGGTATCACAAGTAACAATACCGGGTTCTTTATGGGCTTTAAACAAGGACAATTACAATTTAAAGACTTTGAAATTACAGACACTATTAGTAGTCAGTCTTTAGATGTTAATATTTCAAATATTAACGAAAGTGATGTTTGGGTACAAACAGTTACCAGTGATGGCGAAGTTCTTAAAAACTGGACTAAGGTAGATAAAAATGTTATCTACAATACAGTACCTTCAGGTGTACGTGATGTGTTTGCAGTTAAAACAAGAGCTACTAATCAAATTAGTATTATGTTTGCAGATGCTGCTTTTGGTAATGTACCTTCAGGTATTATACGTGTTTGGTATCGTACAAGTGCCAATGACACTTATGTACTACGTCCAGATGACATTACCAACAAAAAATTTAGTATACAGTATACAGGTGCTGATGGCAACCCATACACAGTTGTTTTTGAAGGACAGCTTAGACAAAGTGTATTAAACGCAAGTCGTAGCGAAACTGTTTCTGAGATAAAAGAAAACGCTCCTCGCACCTTTGCATCACAAAATCGTATGATTACAGCAGACGATTATAACAGTTTACTGGCAACACAAAGTACATCAATTAAGAAAATTAAAAGTATAAACCGCACACACAGCGGACACAGCCGTTATTTAGATATTAAAGATCCAACAGGTGCATACAGTAACTTACATCTTTATTCATTAGACGGTGTTCTTACTAGAGAACAAATTACAAAAGAAAAAACAAGTGCTTCTAGAACACCAAGTAGTGTGTTTAGTAACTATATTGTTCCTATGTTAAATGATGATGAAGTAATTAACTTGTATTATGATTTACACAGAAATCAATTCAATGCACTAAAAACAACCGATGCTGCATTTAACACACTAACATGGCAGGCGGCGAATGGTATTGAAGGCACAAGTGGTTACCTTACAGATGCATCTAACAATATTGCTAGAACAGGATTAGTAAGTTCAATTTATTCAAAATATATTAGAGATGGTGCTTTAGTAAAATTTACAAAAAATAGTAAAACAGTATGGACAAAAGTATCAAGCATCTATAATAATGGATTAGGTGTTGACGATACAAGTGGTGCACCTACTGGGCTACGTGCAAATGGCGACGGTGCTATTATTACAGACAGTGTTATTCCTAATGGATCGTCTGTAGAAATTATTTACCCTGCAATTAATAGAACATTTACAAGTGAAGAACGTTTTGCTATTAATACATTCTTAACTGCAAAAACTGACTTTGCTCTTACATATGATTTTATTAACGGCGGATGGAATATATTAGAAACACCGACAGCAAAAACATCGGCGTTTGATATTATATCTTTCTTTAGTACACCAAATAATAATTGGATTTTACATGTAGATTTTGACACACTAGTAAATTATGGAAAATATAATATTACTACTCGTGTTTCAAGATTTGTCTTAGAAAGTCAATTAATTGAGTTTAGTAATATTAATAATCAAGAAAAATTAGAAGAAGAAAGTAAAAAAGCAAGTCGAGATCAAATTGAAATTATTGACTTAGGTGCTGGTACTACTGGTAACTTCTATGTTTATGGATACACATTCCAAGGACTAAACGGGCAGCAAGCTGGCGTTTATAATCCTAATCGTGTTATATTATCACTAAAAGATAAAAATAAAGATGGACGTCCAGACGATCCAGATGCAGTATATAATATTTTAGGAAACAGTTCAAGTTTAGTTGATTTAAGAATTGAATGGAAACATATTCCAGATAAGAATGAAATTATTGATCCTAGCTTCAGTAATATTATTGACACATTTGTATTAACAACATCTTATGACAGCAATTATAGAAATTGGTTAAAAAATAACGACAAAACATTAGAGAGTGAACCTAACCCACCAACAATGGACATGTTAAATTCACAGTTTGGTCAGTTTATGGATAAAAAAGCAATGAGTGATACTATCATTTATCGCCCAGTAAAATATAAAGTTTTATTTGGTCCAGAAGCAGAATCAGAACTACAAGCAAAATTTAGAGTTGTTAAATTACCAAACACAAGTTTAACAGACAACGAAATTAAAAGTAAATTAGTAGATGCAATTACTGAATTCTTCCATATTGATAATTGGGATTTTGGTGAAGAGTTCTTCTTTACAGAATTAGCAGCACACGTACACCAATCATTAGCTGGTGTAGTTAGTAGCTTTGTAATTGTACCTATGAGTTCAGACAGTGTATTTGGAGATTTATTCCAGATAACACCACAGACAGACGAAATTTTTATTCCAGATGTGAGTATTTCAGATATAGATATCATTACAGATGCAACACAAGCAACAACGGTTTAAGGTAAAAAAATGAGCAAGTATAAAAGTAATAAGCCAACTACACCAGGTAGGAAAAAACGTGCAGGTAGCTATAAGGGTACTGAAATTAAAAGTAGTGACTTTTTACCAAGTGTTTTCCAAACTAACGTAAATAAATCATGGCTTAATGCAACCTTTGATCAAATGATTAGTAAATCAGATCTTAAAGATATTGATGAGCTAGTTGGTACAAGGGATGGCAGATACTTTGATAAAAATGACATTTATATGACAACATCTGAACATGATGTACGTGGTGTAAAGCAATTTGAACCAGCAATTGTAAGTAGAGACAAATCAAAAAATCTAACTAACCTTATAGGCATAGACGATATTTCAAACTCTATAAATGTTGATTTTGATCAATATAATTATAATGCCGCTTACCAAACTCGTGCTTCAACATTCTTACCACCGATTGATGTTGATAAATTTATTAACTATGGACAATATTATTGGATAGAAAACTTACCAGTATATGAAAGTTTTAATACAAATATCACATATACAAACGTTGTAAGTGAAATTAATGGTGAGATTGAATATACATTCAAAGACGATGAGAATGAGTTCCCGTTAATGGATGGTATGATTATAGAATTTACCGCAGGTTATGGACAATGGGATGGCTGGCAGTTCTTAGTAACTGGTGTTGGTGATTTTATTAAATTAAGACCATATAGATCTAACACAGGAAAAAATGAATGGAACGCACTTACATCTTACAATGGTGCAATACGAGGATACTGGGACAAGGGTGATGTTAAGCTATATGAGCGAGGTGCTATTTCTCAAGACTTATGGGATTATATTAAAGACCACAATGCAAATAAAACATTACCATTATTAAAACTTAGAGATACTGGATTAGTTAAAAAAGTAAATCCTGATGGCACATCTGTAAATGGTGTAGACACATATATTAGCGGCAGAGTAATTGCTCGCTTTGATGAAGATTGGAACTTTCAAAACAGCACAGGATCATATCCTTTTGCTAAAAACTTCCAGCCTTCTAATTTAGATGAATATAAAGTGTTTATTATTGATACAGACACAGATGGTGATATTGAAGTTACATGTATTATTGACGCAAGGCTAACTTCTAATAATGAAATAGAACAATTTATTCCAAGCAACATTAATAAAGAGTTTGCGATGATTGCAGAGAATTTAGAAAACTATGACATCATTGGTTGGGACAACGACTTTAAACTTAATTCTGAAAAAGATTATATTGTTATTGACAGAGCAGACCCAATTGCAAGTGCATGGAGTCGTGTTAATATGTGGATACACAAAGAAGCATTATTCACTATTGCAGCAATGACAAATACATCAGACCAATATCTACTAAACAGAAAAGATTTTCAAGCCAAACGTCCTATTATTGAATTTAATAAAAACATGTGGCTAACAAATCACGGCTATAGTGAATACAAATATGACTTTGTATGGCAAGGTAACATTGATTTTATTATGTTAAGTAAAACAGTCGCAGAGGCAGAACTTTCTGTAGGAACAACATTTGTTGTGGTTGGTGACGATAAAGTTTATGAAGTAACTGCAACAGGTAGTCAAGTAAATGCCACACTTACAGCTGGTGACACAATGTTTATTATGTCAGGCGGCATACAGTCGCTTGTTGACAAATATCAATACCAAGACGTATGGTTCACTGAAGATGGTGAATTTATGGTTGCGCAAAAAAAGAAGCGTGTAAACTTTGCACCTTACTTTAAGTTGTATGATGAAGATCAAACTTTATTATCAGACACAAACAAATACCCTAACAGTACTGATAGAGGAAGTAAAATATTTGGATACAAACCTGGTACAGGTAAAAAGGATCCAGAGTTAAATTTTGCATTAACATATCAAGATACTGGATTTAAGGCAGAGATTGTATTTGAGAATTTTTTAGATAATACAGAAGTTACATACAGCAAAACATTATCTTCAGGAAGCCAATTGGCTGTACAAAGTAATATACCTGGATACTATTATTACAAACAAGGCATACATTATAAGTCAAATTATCAGACAAGTTATAAGCCTATTGGATCTTTAACTGATTACCAAGTTGTTGTTAGTGACCCAAGTGTTGCATTAGAAATTCCAGTAGGTAGTGACTCATGGGAAACAAATAAAGAATTCTTATTTTATGAAGCAGACGATTGTTTTGCAGTACGTGAGCTTTATATGAAAGGTATATATCATGATTATGGATACCTAAAGCCACAGCTTATTATGCAACGAAATAAAAAATATGAATTCCATGATCTAGTTGGCGATTTAGAAATATATGATAAAGATTATAATGTTGAAACAAACTACACAACAATTAGTTTAACAGCACCATATACATATGACATTGAGTTTGACTCAAACGCAAATGATTATTATTACTATGGTTGTCCTCATTTAGGCACTGGAAGAATTATTGTTGTTGATGATATTAATCAAGTATATCATAAACTTTATATTGATGGTAAATTTGTACCATGCAGTAAGTATACCATTACAAACAACCAAATTATTGTGCCAAGCACATTATTAGAAACTGATAGTGTAGTTGATGTACAATATTATACAAGTGAACTTCGTTACACATTGGATACTGAAATTCCAGAAGTACACAAGCACAATGCTACAAACGAAACTATTGATACTTTTACATTCAGTGAAACATTGGATCACTGGAAAAGCATTATTGAAAGTGCAGTAGAGTTTGACGGGCAAGGCGATGGTAATAATAACTCACACCGCAAGTTCAGTGTACAAACAAATGGCGGTACAATATTTAGACATGATGATATTAGTGTAATGCAAGACATTACATTAAGTGAAGATTCATTAAATGTATCAGCTGGGCTAGTTGAACAAGGTAGAGAATGGGATAACTTTAAACAAAGATTTATTGCTCAAGTTAAAAAATTATATAAACAACAAAGTTGGTCAAGCGTTAAAGACATTGTAAACCAAGCGGTTGATAATATCACAGTTACACGCAAAGGCACATTACTGCATGCAGATAGTAATATGATATACACTGGAGAAGAAAACTTTGATCGTATCGAACTTACAGGTAACAACCAAACTTTTACAACCAAATTTACATTTAACTCGGATAGAACTAAACAAGATCATTACTACATATATCTAACAGATGATAAAAATGGTCTAGGATATATGACTACTCGAATTTTACATAAAGATTCAGACTACACAGTTAACGGAAGTGAAATTACTTTACTAGTAAATGCAATAGAAATACCAAGCCAACTTCCATACGTAACAGTTTACTATCACGAAATGGACAAAGTAAGTCACGTACCTGCAAGTATGACAAAACTTGGATTAGAATTTCCAAGATTTATCCATATTGACAACGGCAAGTTTGTAGGACATGATGGTGCAATGATGCAAGTAGGTAATCAAAACTTTGACTTGTATAATATGAATAGCCAAACTTTTGATCCAGTAGTTGCATGTTTATGGGATCTTGAAACAAGAATTTATAACAACCTTGCTGAAACAGAACATTATATTTCAGCAAACAAATACTTACCAAGTCAACACAGAGACACCTGGTATACACTAAACGATGTTAATAACTCTATGGAAAAATATTTCCGTAAATGGATGAACAAGAATAATATCTGGAATATTGATAAAGAAGATGAATATGATCCTGCAAATTCAAATACTTGGAATTATAATTCAATGGACTTGCATGGACACATGGAGCACCTTACAGGAAATAAACTGCCAGGATCGTGGCAAGGAAATTACATCATCTTATTCGGTACAGAGCGTCCAGATTGTATGCCTTGGATAATACTAGGCTTTGCTTGGAAGCCAGCTTGGTGGGATGACCATTATAGTTGGACTGATCCAATCAAACGTGCTAGCTTAATAGAAGCACTAAGAACTGGACAACAAAAAATGATCTGGCATAACTTAGGTGTGTCAGAACAAAGTGTAGCACATGCTCGTTATTATTGGGATTGGGATAATCATTGTCCAGTTAAAACAGACGGCACATTAGAGGATCCAGAAGTTGTACTAGGTACACCAGATCCTATTGATGCCGCAGTACCATTTGAGTGGGGAGACTATGGTTATATCGAAAGACGTTGGAGACATAGTGGTGAAGGTATTGGCGCATTAGTTGGTTCAATTGTTAAACTAAACAGAACAAAGGCGTGGACAGACTTCTTCCAACCAGGGTTTATTGTAGACAAACACAGCTTAGTGAACAACAAAAGAATATCTCCTAGTGCATTACATTACCATGGCGGATTATATGGAGAGACAGTTAAGTCTATTAACGTAATTGATAGCTCAACAGGGTTAGGTACAAATAGCACAGTAGATATCATATCACCTGCAAGTTCATTAGGCGCATCAGCAATAGCAAATGTTAATGCTTCTGGAGAACTTACACATGTTTCATTAACAACCAGAGGTAATAACTTTGATCAGGATGCAGCCAAACATGTTGAGAATGTTGGCGGGCAAACGTTTAGTTATGCAAATGTTGATATGGTAAAGCAAGTTATACCTTTCCATGCTAATGGTATTAATGTAACACAATTAAATAAAATTAAAAGAAATAATGAGAGCATTGACTTAGAGCAACTATACAAAAGTATAGACACACAGTTGCTAATTAAAATGGGCGGCTTTACTGATAAGTCATTATTAAACATTCAAACTGAGAGTGGTATAAGCGGCGCATTTAAAATTAATGACAATGATTATGAGATTGTATTACTTGAAGGTAAACCAACAAGAGTAGATGTAGCAAGCCAAATTTACATTGAAAAATTAAGTCAAGGTTTCCGTATAAAAGGTATCAGTAACGCACAACAGCGTTTTACTTTTAATGAGCCACTTATACAAGGTGCTAATGCATACAAAAATCTAAAGCTAGATAACAACGGTGTAGTTAGACAATATACCAAGCACAGTGCAAAAGAAAGTTATATTGAATATGGTGCAGTACTTTCAAGAGTACAAGACACATATAATTTTATTAGAGGCTATGATCACTATTTAAAATCAAGAGGTGTACTAGCAACAAACGATATTGGTAGCTCTGCATTTGGCTTTGCAAATTGGACAACACATGCACAGATTGGCGAAGTATATATTATTGACATCGGTTCAGGTGTTGGTTACCAATCAGACCATGGACACATTTTAGAATTTGGTGCTGCTCCAGAACATCAAAACGAATTATTAGACCCGCAAGGTAAAAAGATTGAAGCTGACGATTTAAGAGTAGTTAGAACTGAAAACCAACTTAGAGCGATTACAGCTGATGGCAGTTTAATAGGCTCAGCAGGATTTTCAGAAGTAGATTACGAACATGGATTGTTACTGTCAAATAAAACACAGTTTAACAGTACTATTTTTGATGACATTTCAAATGTTAGACATCAACGCTTACACATTAAAGGCAAGCGTACAGATGGCTGGAAAGGTCATAAATCTGCAAAAGGATATATCGTAAAATCAAATGGAATTAATCCAAACTTTGATTCTAGTGTTAACCAAATAGACTACTATTATAAAACAGATATTAAAATTGACAATAGCGACATTAGTAAAATGGAAAAACTTACTAACGGAAATATTGATAGGGACTGGAGCAAAGGATTTAATTTAAGCGACAATGTATTAAGTAACTTCTATCGCGAAATGATTAAAGACAGAGGTACTACTGGTATTGCAACAAAGCTGAATCGTAGTACATTAATTAATTTAGGAAACAGTAACCTTACTACCAAAGAAGAATGGATGTTTAGAAATGGTTACATGGGTGATCCAACAAGAAGAAAAACAACAGAGATTGAATTAAAAAGATCTAACAATGCAAGTGACATTAGACTGATTGACTTCTTTAATGATTCACCAGTTTATGTAAACAATGAGATACAAGTAGACTTTCCAAAAGTTACAATGGAAAAACAATACCCAATGTTTGCGGGTGATTGTCTAGAAACAGAAGTTGATTACGTAGTACCAAAACTTCCTGATTTAGATACACTATATGATTCATTAGCAGACTATGCTAACATTCCAACATGGAATGGTACTACTAGTTACAAACGTGGCGACAGAGTTAGACGTAACGGTATGTTACTAAAATGTAATACTAACTTTATTGGATATACAAGTGAAGTTTCAAACAATGACCAGACAGGTAGTGTAAGTAACCCAACATTTAGCTTCCGTCAAAGTGGAACACCTAGTGCAGTTATTGATGGTGTAAGTGTTTACTTCAATAAAACTACAACATTGTATAGTGCAATTGCTGTAACTGGATCAAATCAATCAGTACAAAGTCCTAAAACATTAAACATTGACAATACATCAGTTAGCTTAGTAGTAACATCACAACAACAAATTATTGATACAACACAACCGTTTTCAGGTAACCCACATGTAAATTCAAATGCGTTAGGTACTGGTACAGTTATCGTTGACAATTATGGAAAAACTTTAGAGATTGAAGGCACAACAATTAACCTTTGGGATCCAGCAGATGAAACACCAACAGTAACAACGACACCAAATCCAGATCAGTCAGAAACTATTACTGGCGATTCTACAACAACAGTTTGGCCATTAACAATACCAGCTAACGTTGATACTGTCACTGTTACTGTACCAGCAGGATATACTGAAGTGGTTGATCTTGTTAATGCAGAAGTTACAATTACACCAGCATTGCCATCACCACCTGATGCAGACTCAGAAGCTACAGTAACATATACAATTCAAGATACTGTTACTAGTGGGCCTCCTATTACAGGTGTTAATATTGATGCAGATGATGTTGTTGCATTTATTACTGCGGCAAACATTCCAAATGTAACAGCTCAAAAGGATAGCAACGGTGTTATCTCAATAATTAAAAACGTAAACGGAAACACTACTGGTGCATTATTTGTAAGTAACGGAACAGCAAATGCAGATTTAGGAATAGCTGCAGGTAGTTTCCCACCAGCAGTAGATAATATTACAGTAAACGAACCTATTAGTACAGCAATTGCTCGCAACTTAATTAATGCAGCAAGTATTCCTAATGTAACAGCTTCACTAGATGCAAATCAAAATCTAGTGCTTACTAAAATAATTGGTAGCTCTATTGACCCATCACAAGACACATTAGATATTAGTGGTAATGCTAACTTAACATACGGCTTTCCAGTACAAACCGGATATCCTTCATCTATAAGACAGGATTCAAGTACTGTATCAGATGCGAGAGATTTTATTAACAGCGCCAATATTCCAGGCATAACTGCAAGTGTAGTACAAAATGGAAGACTAGTTGTACAAAGTTCTAATGGTACACTAGTTATTGGAGACAACACCGAGTTACAAACTGAAGCAGGTATTAATGCAGGCACATACTATTCATTATCAACGCCAGTTGAAAATGATTTTAATGACCAGAAAACGTTCTGGGATGTAGACAGTTTCAATGATCCAGCATTGTTTAATATTTTTGTATTAGATGACACTGATTATGAAAAAGTTCAAACAGACAGTATTGACAGTAAGTTTTGGGATTGGAATGTATTATCAGTTCAAGACTTTGGACTATACACGTTTGACGAAGGAAAAACTGAATGTAGTATTTGTGCAGGTGTAGATAGCCCAGAAGGTAACGATGCTCGTGTTACAGTACAAAAAGCACACAACCTTGAAGTTGGTGATTATGTAATGCTAGTTAACACTACTACGCAACCTAGCTGTGATGGTATACACAAAGTTACACGTGTTGGTGATATTACAGAGCCTAATAGCTTCTATATTGATATGTATATTGAAGATTGCGGAAGTTCGCCATCAGTATTTGTTTTACGTAACTCTAGATTCTTTAGAACAAACGACAGAACAGCAAGTGTTAGCAGTGATTATTATAATCCAAAATTACAAGAGCTGGCTTGGACATCTAGAGATGGACAAAGTCGAGTAAGTACAAGTGTACACCGCTGGGCTGGAGGACAAGGCTATAAACCAGTGTCTGGTAGATACAGCAATAAGCGTATTACACATACCAAAGAGTCTGGATATAACAAAGTAATCGGTGCATCAATTTATGATGGACGTAAGCAATCAAGTTTAGTAGATTTAGAAATTTATGATCCAGCAAGAGGATTATGGCCTGGTGTTGCTATGCGTGAGTTAGATAACATTAGTGAATATGATTTAGCACAGTATACTAACAGTACAGATTTATTATTCGAAGGCAACGAAAGAAATGCATGGGGCGAAGAAAGAGTAGGTACTACTTGGTTTAATACTTCGTCAATCAACTATTGGGATTATGATCAAGGTGATTATAATTACAGAAAAGAGCATTGGGGTAAACTAATTACTGGCAGTGTTGTTGAAGTTTATGAATGGACCAAGTCATCAGTACCACCAGACGAATATAAAAATGCAGTACTTGAAGGTAAAGAAATTTATGGCACAGTTGCCACTGGTGAAGTATTTAAAGAGTTTGATGCAAGTGTTGGTGAGGACATTTATTACTATACACAGGATCAAATTTGGAACGATTCTACAAGTGACTATGATGTTGTTTATTATTTCTGGGTTAAAGAAAAACTATATGTTCCAAACACAGATAGAATTTATAGCACACAACAGCTAGCAACCATTCTACGAGATCCAACACAAGCTGGTATCGCTTGGATGGCATTAGTAGACAGCAAGCAAATTATTATTGCTAACGCACAACACTATCTAAATGACGATACAGTGTTGCAACTAACATACGAGTCAGAAATGAATCACAACAATTGGTTCATCCTAAATGAAGGTACAGATACAATTCCTGAGTACTGGTTTGTAGGACTTAGAGACAATGTTACTGGATTGCAAAGTGGTTATGATAGAGAATTACCAAATGAAACATTGCACCCATATAATAGATTTGGTGATGATAGAAAGATTGGACAAACTTGGTATAAAGACAAATATGAAACTAGACGCCAGGCACTAAGTGTTGCTAACCGCATGCTTAAAGAAATGAATTTATTTGAAGACTTACCATACAAGTGGGATAGAACTCTTACAGATAAAAGTAGAATTATTGACTTTGGTGTAAATGCAGATCTAGTACCTGAGTGGATTGCATCAACATCATATACTATTGGTGACAGAGTAATTTCTAATAGGATTGTATATGAAGCATTAAGTTCATTTACAAGTGGTACAGACGAATTTATTGATATTAATACTAATGACTGGGTAATGATTAGTCAACTATATGATATGACTAGAGTTTGGGAGTATGCAGATTACGTACACCCAGCACACCCAAGTTATAAACGTGCAACAATCTTAGTTGACAACAGAGTACAAGCATTGGCAGTAGATCCAACACAGCACCAAACTGTTGGCATTAATATCTACAATGCATCAAAGCAATTAGATGAGAGTGAAATATTTAATTGGATTAACGATAAGTGGATACTAACACACAAGAGAAATGCTACCATAGAGTTTAATGACTTTATTAGTAATAAAGATAACGACATGGGTTGGGATTTTGGATCATGGGATCAGGGTGGTTGGGATCAGAACACAGCTATCTATGCATACCATGTTATTGAAGCCTTACGCAACGATATATTCATCCAAATGCATAAAGATAACTTTAACAAGTTCTTCTTTGCAATGGTAAAATATGCAATTAGTACACAAAAACAGGTTGACTGGGTATACAAAACAACGTATATTCAAGCAGAAATAGAAAACAAACTTGACGAACAACCAAAGGTATATAAAAAGAATACAGTAAATGAAGTTGTAGGATATTTGGAATCAGTAAAACCATTCCATACTAAAGTAAGAACAGTGTTTGATAAGTATACAGTAGATGAGAATTTAAATTTAGCTATAAACGATTCGCACATCTTTAATATTACAATCGACTCACAGCAATTGGATCCTAAAGAGACATTCCAAATTGAGTACTTAGGAGATGAGATTTCACTGGACTTTGGTGGCGATACCGAAGACACATTCGCCGCACCATCATTTACAGACACAGCATCAACAGACACACTAACAGGTGGTGGATTTAATAACAGTTATGATTGGTCACTTACTGGAACAGATGTTGGTGCTGTTGGTAGACGCAGAGCAATATATTATTTCGATACACAAGAACATTTAAGTGTTCGTGTATTAACTAACACAGCAGGTAACACTGTTGATGCAGATAGCCGTACATATCAATATCTGCAAGACAATAATGGGTATATAAGTGTATATGCCCTAGAGGATGCAATGACTGCAACAGTAGATGCCGACACAGAAAGTGACGACACTAGCATTATCCTATCGGTAGGCGAGGGACTAAAGTTTATTCCGACAGGAGGCTTTGCATTAATTAATAATGAAGTTCTACAATACGGCAGAGTAGACGGTGACACACTACTTGATGTCACACGTGGCGAGTATGCCGCAAAAATAGTATCAGGAGATACGATTATAGATGTAACAAACAATAAACTAGATACAATTGAATCAATTATAAGAGATTCTTCTCTAAGATTAAACGAGATTGGCAAGAGTATACTAGATAATACAAGTTCAAGCCTTGATGCAAAAACATTACAAGCTAATGGCCAAGGCACGGCCTTTTAAGTATAAATACTACTAGGAGAATATTATGAACAACAAACAAATAGCTGACTACGCAACAGCAGGTATCGACGGTCATGTTCTTGTAAAAGATTATGAAACTGGAGAAATTCTGTTAGACAAGCACAATGCCATTAACTATGTTAATATGGCAGTTGCTCTTGCCAGCTTGCTAGCTAATGAGTTGGAAGAAGAATCAAATGCAACATGGAACATTACAAATATTGCTTACGGTAACGGAGCAAGTACTGTTGATGTTTCAGGAAGTGTCGCATATAAAACACCAGACGTTCAAACAACAACGGGTGAACTATACAATGAGACATATAGAAAGTCTGTTGCAGATGTTGACTCTGAAAACAAAATTGATGTAGTAAAATACGCAGGCAAAACATTTGCTGATGTTGTTGTTACAAGTACACTAGATTACGCAGAGCCAGCAGATGCTGATACTTTAGACCAAGCATCAGATTTTGCTGACGATTATATTTTTGACGAACTTGGATTAGTTACAGACAGTGGTCATTTCTTGACTCACATTGTCTTCCATCCAATACAAAAAAGTATGAACCGTAAAATTCAAGTAATCTATACATTAAGAATTAGCGCAGGAAGTTAAACATGGCATATACAGTAAATCACAAAGATCCAGCAAACGGCCAAATCATTGTTAACGACGGCACACTAAACACATCAACAAGTTTAACCTTAGTAGGTAAAAACTTTTATGGGTATGGTGAACATATTGCAGAGAACCAACTAGGGCTTCTTGAAAATTGGGCAAGCGGTACAGCACCAGCTAACCCAGTACAAGGGCAATGGTGGTATGACAATAACGAAGCCGAAATGAAGTTTTACGATGGTAACAAGTGGGTTTCAAGTCCACATCACGTTATTGGTCAAGAGGATATTCAAGACGCTACTGGTGCAGATAAACCAGTAACAAAAATTAAAGCAGATTCAGGAAACGGTTCAGAAACTATTGCAGTAGTAAGTGACGTTGCATTTAATGTAAATGCAAATGATCCAGAGTTTACAGGCTTTACGGCGATTGGTGTAGGTATTACACTAGCCGCAGGTGCAAAATTATTTGGTACAGCAACAGAGGCATTATATGCTGACCTTGCAGAAATGTATTCAAGTGATGCAGAATATACACCAGGCACAGTGGTAAAAATTGGAGGCGAGGCAGAAGTAACACAAACTACTGACGCTTTTTGTCCGGAAGTTTTTGGCATTGTATCAACTGAACCAGCACACTTAATGAACAGTGCATTAGAGGGAACAGGTGTAGCAGTTGCATTAGAAGGTCGAGTACCATGTAAAGTTATTGGACCTGTACGTAAAGGACAACGACTTGTGTCAAGTGAGACACCTGGAGTTGCACGTGCAGTAAGTGACTATGAACGTCAAGAAGCCTTAGATTGGTATCGTATCGTTGGTAGAGCTTTAGCTGATAAAACTACAGAGGGTGAAGGCCTATTAGAAGTTGTTGTAGGAGCAAAGTAACATGTCTCTTACACCGCGTCAAGTTGGAGAAATAATTACAGCAGAACAGTTCAATGAACTGATTACCGAGTACCAAAAGTACTGGGGTGATAATTATCCAGCGAGTACATTTACAGATGCGGATAACACTACACACAGATTTGGTTGGGGCATTGCTCCAGTAGATGCACCAGTTGCTATTGGTGTTCTTATTGAAGCTAATCACATCAACAAACTAACAAGACAAGTTAACGCTGGATTATATCATATTGATGAAACCAGTAGCTTAATTGGTACATATAAAAATGTAGGCGATGTTGTAACTGCACAAGCCTATAATGAAATAATCAACAAACTAAACTTTATTGATACTAATCGCTTTGGCATTAATAGTATTGATATTGATGACCAGGGCGGAGTTATACTTGAAGATAACCTTACAGGTTCTAATCCTCTTTCATGGACAGACTATGCTCAAGTTGGAGTAAAAGCTACATTCACAGATTACACTGAAGCTAGACACTTCTTTAATAGTGGAGGTACAATTACATTTAACCTTGACGCAACACCAGGTACTGTAATTGATAACTATTGGGATTATATGTTTAATGCTATTAGTGAAATTAGATTTGGTGCAATACAAACAGCAAACGTAGGTGGTGCTGCACACAGACTTACTATACCACGTGGATTTTATAATATTAGACCAACACAGCAATGGACTAATATTTTTACATACCACGGATACATTGCTAGTGATAAAGATACATTCGGCATTACTACAGGTGATGCATATGGTGGATACGGCGGCTATGGTGGTTATGGCGGTTACAATGCAGACAGACTACTGTTGCTACAAGCAAGAGGTGAAAGCGATGCAAACGGTTTCCATCTTGAACTTAGACTAATTGTTAACGAATTACCACAAACACAAGGCTCAGTTGTACAAACTGAAATGGAATTGGATGTTGGTTTTATTAGACCTATCCTAAGTCCTTCTAATTCAGTAATGGCTACCAGTACAGGATCATATATGAAAGATCCACTAAACACTCCACCAGCTTATGAGTACCAATTTCTTGACAGAAATGGTCCAGTTTTAACATTGCTAAATACGTGGCAACAGTTATAAAACCGTTGACTTTCCTATAAAAATAAATTATAATCGTTAAAAATAGAGGAGTTTTGTATGGACGAGCGTCTGGAACGGGCATTGGCCTTTAGTAACTATAGTGTTACAGTAAACAATCAAAAGGCAAACTTAAAGAACAGATTACACCAAGTACAAATCGTACACCATGGTGGCGGTGTATTTAAAGCAAATCATGAAACTATTGCATTTGTCAAGACACTAATTGACTTGGAAAATGAAGATGCAATTATATTAGATTCTAAAGAGAACACGATACCAATTAAAGACTTAAATCTTTTCTTGGAAAAACTTGTCACAGCATATAAAGACGGTATTGAAGAATACGACAGAGAGATGCAAAAGTTAAAGCGTAGCCGAAGCGTTAATAAAATTATGGACATGTAATGGCAAGATACGAACAAGAAAAAGGCGTATGCTTTTTTGCTTACAATAACGAACAAATTGACTATGGCGCACTAGCTATACTAGCTTCTAGACAAGTTAAACAGAAGCTAGGCTTACCGGTATGCTTAATTACAGACGAAGGTACTGTTAACTGGATAGAGCAGAGCCGTGGTGTAGACCTAGTTAATGAGTCGTTTGATTATATTATTTCCAAAAATATTGAACATGCAAAAAATGAACGAGGACATTATGATAGTCCATGGAGTTCATTTAAAGCACCATTTAAAAACAGCAACAAACATTTTATATACGACTACAGTCCTTTTGAAAAGACTCTATTACTTGATATAGACTATTTTGTTAACAGCGACTTTTTATTACCATGGTTAGATGTTCCTGGTATTACAATGTATAATGATAGCCTTGACATACAAAATAGACAAGCAAAGCCTGGAGAACAATATCTAAACACTAATGGCATACCAATGTGGTGGAGTACTGTTATTGCATTTGATAGAAGTGCAGACAGTAAACTATTTTTTGAAACGTGGGCTCATGTAGCTGATAACTATAGCTACTATCAAATGTTATACAATTTTCCAGGATCATTATTTAGAACAGACTATTGTGTTAGTGTAGCTACACACCTAATGAATGGTATGATGCCTGGTGAAGTAATTAATAACTTCAATGTTCCTATGATAAACATGGAACAAAAGGATGAACTGTTTAAAGTAAAAGATGATTACTGGTACTTCCTAAGTAACAACAGAGAAGAAAATTGGAAAGATATCGCAGTTAAGATGTCTGATACTGATATGCATCTAATGAATAAAAGAGCTATTATGCGAAACTTTGATAGCATTATGGAGAATCAAAATGGATGAGATTCCACAACGGGGTTTTGTTATTGCATCAGTTACTGAGTCAGAGCTAATGATGGCGCAGGCGTTATGCTATTCAATTAAACAATCTAATCCCAAAGAGAGTGTTACGTTAGTAACTAACTTGGATGCAGACATTGTTGACGATGTCTTTGATACAGTTGTTCCATTCCCATTCAATAATACCGACATACTATCACACAAGATGTGGCAAATGTATTGGGCAACACCTTATGAGCATACTATAGTATTGGATCCCAAGTCTTTATTAAATTATCCTATGAATGAAACGTGGGAGTATTTAATGGATCATTACGACTTATCATTTATGAATAAGATGTGTAATTTCAGATATGAAGAACGAATTGTTGAAGAAGAAATTTATGAAAAAAATAAAATAGATTATGTTAATCCAAATATAATTTACTTTAAAAAGGATACACCAAACGCATTAGCATTTTTTAAAATGTATGATGTATATACAAAAAACTATCAATTGATTTACAAACAGTTTTTAAGAAAAGAAGACTATGATGACTACCTACAGCCAGAGCTACTATGTAGTTTAGCTATTAGTCATTTAGGTATATTTGATGATGTAGTACTACAGGATACTTTATTTCCTGTAATAGATATGCAGTTTGTTATTGGCAGTGAACTTAAAACTGAATGGACAAAGTATCTAAATGTTTGGTTAAACAAAGAAAATATCAAGATGCAAAATTTTATTTTTAATGGTTTAATGTTATATCATACAGCATCATTTATGACTGAAGACAATGTCGACATTTTAAAGGATAATTATTTTGAGCGAACAAGATAGTCAAACATGGTGGATTGAATTTCTTCCTGATAGTGGTAAAATTACCAGACTTAGCAGTAGAGAAATTATTCCAAAAGAAGACAGGCTACTACATGTATCAAGTAACACAGCATTAACTCAAGTAAGCTCTGGTCAACGAGTACGCAGAGATTTTAAAATCCAGTCTGGTTTCCTTTCCAATGACTGGATTTTAGTTGACAAATTGTCAGATGTTAGTATAGTGGATGAGAGGATTTGGTACAAGGTACCCGAAGCGGCATCTGCTGAAAATGCAATACATTTTGATCTATATCTAGATAATAATTTGCTACGTGCAACAGTAAACCGCGGAGTTCTAAGAAAAGTAATTAATGATGTATCATTACACACAGTTGCTAGTAATGACGAGTTTGTAATGGATGTATATTTAATACAAGACAATAATATGGATAATTTAATTCAAATTATTGAGATAGACAAGATGGAGTTACTCAAGAATGGTATAGTAGAAGTTGAAGTACCAGGACTGAGAAAATATGTAGAAACAAAAAGTATAAGTATATATGTTAGAAACATTGTGCAGACGTATAGTTTTGCTTATCGTGATTCTATAATTTATACTGACGATGTGTTGGAAAATAAACGCTGGTTACAAAGCAACCAACATAGTCATCAATCTCATATATTGTTTACAAATATAGATAACAAACTATATGTGAACAGTAAAATATCATCTAATGATAAACACTTATTTAGATCTAAGCCAACTTTTGATATATTAGTTTGTGATGGAACACCTGATAGACTTGTAGGTGATATATCTATACCAAGTGAAGAACTTTATAGCAATGACCAAGAGGTGGTTGTAGAACATGAATTAGACTGGCCTGAAGATCCATTATTAATTTATCGTAACAGAAACATAAACATAGCTTACAAGGAGACATGCAATGTCAACTAGTATCAACGAATTTGATATCGTATTCATCAGTTATGACGAGCCCAATGCTGATGAAAACTTTCAGGACCTACAAGAGAAGTGTCCATGGGCTAAACATAGTCATGGAGTAGAAGGTAGTGACGCTGCACACAAGGCTGCGGCTGATATGGCTGAGACTGACAGGTTCATTACTATTGATGCAGACAACATTGTACGTTCTGACTTCTTTAATGTTGAAGTAGATATGAATAAAATTGACGATCTAGATGTAATTAGTTGGGCAGGTAAAAATACTATTAACGGTCTAGTATACGGCAATGGCGGCATCAAGTGTTGGCCAAAGGATGTTGTTTACAATATGAAGACGCATGAGAGTGCGCCAGCAGATGACAAAAGAGCGCAAGTAGATTTTTGTTGGAACATCAACTATGTACAGATGAATAACATTTATTGTGATGTTATGAACAATGGTAGTCCACTACAAGCATGGCGTGCAGGCTTCCGTGAAGGTGTTAAGATGGGATTAGTTGACGGTGATGTTGTCGATCCTAAAAACATTTTAAAGATACATGGTAAAAACCTAAAGCGTATGTTGACATGGATGAGTGTTGGCGAAGATGTAACTAATGGACTATGGGCAGTATATGGTGCTCGCTTAGGTTGTTACATGACAAACGTGACACGAGAAGATTGGGACTGGCGCAATGTTAGAGATTTTGAATGGCTAAATGCTTTTTTCCGTGATAATGTTTATCCAGAATTTGATGGCGGCGATGAGCTATGCGTCCGCACAGGAATGAAATGGAACAAAGAACTATTACAAGAAAAGACATTGGACTTTGGCGTTAAGTTACGTCGAGACTTAAAACTTCCTATTGCTGACTTAGGCGTAGAGGGAAGTGAATTTTTTAAAGCGGTGTATATTAATCCAAGTAGACTTGCACCACAAGTACGAGAAGACAACGTAGAGGACTCGATCGAATAAATGAAAGTTACATTAAAAAGCTACACACAGCCTACAGAAGAATCAAAAGCAGAGGGACTAGACAACGTACAGGATCTAATAGCGTTTTGTGCAAAAGTATCTAACCCAGCTTCACAAATTAATAAAGAGACAAGCGAACGCTTAATTAAGTATCTAATTAAACACCAACACTGGTCTCCGTTAGAGATGGCAAACGCTGTAATGGAAATTGAAACAACACGTGACATTGCACACCAAATTGTACGTCATCGTAGTTTTGCTTTCCAGGAGTTTAGCCAACGTTATGCTAACCCTAGTGAGATGGGAGATCAATTTGTATTACGTGAAGCACGTTTCCAAGATGAAAAGAACAGACAAAACAGTGTAGAGATTTCTGAAAACAGTGTACTACACAATGAATGGAATATCAGACAACAAAAAGTAATTGATGCGGCGAAAGAAGCATACGATTGGGCGATCAATGAAGGCATTGCCAAAGAGCAAGCACGTGTTGTATTGCCGGAAGGTAATACCAAGACACGCCTGTATATGAACGGAACTATACGTAGTTGGGTACATTATATTGAACTACGTGGTGCTAACGGCACACAAAAAGAACATATGGAAATTGCGCATGCATGTGCAAAAGCCATTGCGGAGATATTCCCACTAGCTAAGGATCTATAATGCCTAAAGTTAAAGACCAGAACTGGCAATTAAACAATGCTGGCGGTAAGATTTTAAATCATGAAAACTTATCTACTATGCAAAACTTGCTCAACCAAACCGGTGCTGGATTTTGCTTGGCTAAATGGAAACAAGTAACTATTCATCTAGGAACAGGAATGACACACAGTTGTCACCATCCAAGCCCACATAAGATTCCACTAGAAGAACTTAAAGAAAATCCAAGTGCATTACACAATACTGAACAAAAGAAGCAAGCTAGACGAGAAATGCTACAAGGCGGTAAGCCTAAAGAGTGTGACTATTGTTGGCGAGTAGAGGATCAGGGAAGTTTTAGTGATCGCACAAACAAAAGTTTTGAGCCTTGGGCGATTAACAATCATGACAATGTTGCTGAACTAAATGGAGATGAGAATGTATTTCCAAGTTATCTAGAAGTTAGCTTTAGTAATGTGTGCAACCTCAAATGTACATACTGTGGACCAGAGTATAGTAGTAAGTGGGTAGAAGATATTAACCACAATGGTCCTGTGAAGCTAATGGAAGGTACTCCACATGAACAATGGAGCCATGGTTGGCAGGACATCAACATATACAAGAACAGAGAACAAAATCCTTATGTAGATGCATTTTGGGAATGGTGGCCTGAAGCATACAAGCACTTGCGAGTATTTCGTATCACTGGTGGCGAACCATTAATGAGCAAAGAGACATTCCGTATTTTGGATTGGTTTATTGACAATCCAAACCCAGAGATGGAACTCAGCATGAACAGCAACCTGAGTGTACCAGACAAACTATGGGATCGTTTTATTGAAAAGATTGACAAATTAAAAGACAGTGATAACATTAAAAGTATCACAGTGTTTACAAGTGTAGAGGGTTGGGGCAAACGTGCAGAGTATGCTCGTACTGGACTTGACTTCCATTTGTTACGCAAACGTTATGAGCAATTAGTTAGCATGGGTAACATACGTTGTGTTATCATGAGTACATATAATATTTTTAGCATCAGTAGTTTACAGTTACTATTGGAGTGGCAGTTAAAGTTACGTAAGAAATATAATACAAATCGTGCTCAAGCAATTATCAAAAGCGAGACTGGGTTTAGTAGTGAACAGTTTGGCAATAAGAACGATTATGATCCTAATTGGAAGCATACACACGTGGTGGGTATTGACATTCCTTATCTAAGACATCCTACATTCCTAGATGCAAGATACTGTACTACAGACTTGGTAGAGGACTATATGTTGCCTTGTTTGGATTATATGAACAACAACACCTGTGATGATCATTGGAGCCAACATAGAGGCTTTGAGGTACTTGAGTATGAGAAGTTTAAACGTATTGTTATGCACCGCATACATTGGATCAAGAAAAGTGAACCAGAACGAGACACACAGGTTGATGTCACCAGTCAGCGAGCAAAGTTTTATCAATTTGTAAATACAATGGACAAAAGGAATAACACAGATTTCCTTACTACGTTCCCTGAGTATGAACCATTTTATAAACAGTGTGAACAGGACTGGAGACATATTAATGAGCAATAGCGTAATAAGTTTTGGTGATAGTTTTATCTATGGACACGAAACAAACTACTTTAACTTTCGCAATGATCCTGGATTCAGCCAAGGCTTTGCTGAGGCTGT